AGCATGGATGCAATCGCTGGTGCTGAGTTTAGAAACTCAGATGTTTTCTATACACCAACAGGAGCGAGCACTGGAGTCTTGGATAAGGATGGCACAGTAAGCACAGCAGCTGGTGCTCATCTTAACTCTTTCCATATCAGGGATATTCTTACCAATCTAAGGAAAGACAATGTGCCTACCTATGATGGCAATATGTATATGGGTGTATATAGCCCATTTGCTCTTAGGAGGCTGTTTGAGGATGGCTCTACATCTAGCATTGTAGATGTTATGAAATACAATCAGCCAGAAGCCCTCATTCAGGGGGAGATTGGAGCATACTTTGGACACAGGATTATCCATGAGACCAACGTGCTTTCTAATACACTAGGAGGCACATCGTATGAGGGTGAGGTGATTTTCTGTGGCTTTGAGCCTGTGGCAGAGGCTATTGCTGAACCAGAGAATGTAAAAACAGAACAGTGGAATTTTGACCGCTTTAGCGGCATTGCCTGGCTTTATATGGGTGGATTCAAGATTGTATGGAATGCTACCGCTGATGGTGAGTATCACATTGTAAGAGTTTGGTCAACATAATAGGGAGGAAAACTAATGGCATCTATAAACAACAATGTAAGAGCACTGTTTAGTGATGAGATTGATTTAACTAGTGCTACAGGGGCTAAGTTTACCTGGATACCCCTACATCCACTGAAGGTCTATTATGCTGGTTTTGTTACTACAGCAGCCCGCTCTGGGACTATAACTACAGAGGGTGTTGTAAAGCTAGTATATACCCCATCTGGGGGTGCTGGAGCAGACCAGGCTGTGTGGACTAGCTCTAGCACTAACCTAAACACACTGGGGCAAGAATACAACGCTGATGCAGCCAGTGCCTTGCTTACTACACCCCTTACAGTGCAAGCGGGTGATAAGCTTGAGTGGAAGGTTACTACTCAGATGGCTGGGACATCCCCAGTTAACAAGGGTAAGATTGTTATCTATTATGACATAATACCTGATGGACAGGTCTAATTCATAGTGGGAGCTAAGCTAGCTTAGCTCCCTATCTACCTTGTTTTAACTGGGTAAACCTAATGGCTGACTATAGAATTGCTGTAAACAAAGTAATCTTTGATGAGACCACTGGAAGGCTAATAAAGACTATTGCAACACTTGGTGTTTTAGAAATACATACTGAAACATCAAGAGAAGAGGAATTGCTCTATGTGCTGGCTTGTGAAGGCTCAGCACTGGAGAAATTACTGAGTGTATTCCCTGATGGTTATTATACGCTTGTTGTAATCAAGAAAGTAATTTCCCCAAACATCTATGCCTACAGAGGCTGGATGCTCACTAGTAAGCATAAAGACCTGGTTTTTTGGCACACAAAGTGGCTCAATGTTGGGGACTTATGCACATATAATATACACACAGACTATTTGCATCCTGAATCCTTTAGTAAACAAAACTTTGTTTCACGAGACATCAGGGAAGAGGTAAGGAATAAACCAGAGTCTGCACGTCCTGCACTCTATGATGACATATTTCCAAAAGCAGATGCAATAGTAGAAGAAACATCATGGTCTGGTGGTAGTAAGGAGTTTTCTTATGGCAACTAGGTTAGATATTGAGAACAATGTGAAAACTCTTACTGGTAGAAATTTCTCTGGTATAGACACACTATTGCATTTTCTTGTAAACAGTTGTGTAGAGCTTTTTGGTAACAATATCACAAGCGTATATGATGAGCAAGAGTGGACTCATACTATTACACAGACTGAGATAGATAATAAAACAGATAACTATGTTTTGCCAACAAATACAAAAACAATACTGAGTGCATCCTTTGTAGATGACCAATCTAGCACAGAAAAGATTTATTACCCCCTAGATATCAAAAGTCCTTTAGAACGTTATGCACTTAGCACAAGGGGTTATAGCTTTGGGGGATATCCATCATTTGATTATACAAACAACATTACATTCCCAGCGTGGACTATGCCAAGAACAGGTAGGGTAGACTATGCTACCATTCCCCAGGTATGCCATAGATTGGGAGCTAATCTCTTTGTATATCCAAGACCTGGGCAAAATGAGTTAAACAAGAAGATTTATCTTATGCTGGGTGTTTACCCCGCTGCACTAAATAATGATACAGCTACTAATTCTATAACTACATACTATCCTCAAACTCTAGTGTGGTATGTAACAGCACTCTTTTGGGTGCATTTAGGGGATGCTCAGAGAGCAGCACAAGCGTTGCAGGTTGCAGCGGCTATGATGACAGCCTTTGCAACACAAGATGAGATTTCAAAGCTAATGAATATAACCCTTCAAATCTCACGGAGGGAGTAATGATATACAATGAATTAGATATAGTTATCATAGGCAGAGAAAGTGGACTGTGGACTGTAGAATATAGATTACCTGATGGAGAGCAAACTTCTCTTGTTTTACATAATGCCCTTATGAATGAGGGCACTCAGCAATACCTGGAAATCTTCTATAGAAATAACAGTGGGCTTAGCACTCCATTCTATCTTGGATTAGGCAACAATGGAGGAACACCTGGTGTCCCAGCATCTACAGCAACCTTGGCTACAATCACAGAGGTATCTGGCTCAGGCTATGCTAGAGTTGCTTTGGTAAGAGGCACAACTGATTGGAATGCAACTGTATTTGCAGGTGGACAGTGGTCAGTAACATCTGTTACCAAAACATTTACAGCCACTGGCACGTGGACAGCAGCAGATTACTTGTTTCTAACTGATGTATCAAGTGGAACAACAGGGAAGCTCATTGCAGCAGCAGCTCTCAGTGCTTCACGAGTCCTTCAGAATGGAGACCAACTGAACGCAAGTCTAAAGATTATACAGGTGTAAGTATGCCAACAGTTAGCTCTAACTACTCAGGCACAAACTTCTCTGATGATGCCAGCATTGGCACAATTGTTTGGTCTACTCCAGACCTTGCAGCAGTGCAAGACAGTAATGAAGCCCATGCTGCAAACATTCCAGCTAGTGGGGGGATGACTCACTATCTGAAGGCATTGGGGGCAGTGAATGTGCCAGCTGGTGTAATAATAGACAGTATTGTCTTGACTGTAGTGCACAGAGCAGGGGCAGCTAATGCGATTGTAGACAATGCAATAAAGCTAATCAAAGGTGGTGTAGTCCAGAGTATAGACAAGAGTAGTGCAACAAAGTGGGCTGGAACATCAGAGACATTTACTTACACATGGTCAGGCACAGACCTCTCTGGCTGGTCTGCATCTGATATAAATAATGCTAACTTTGGTTTTGTTATTAGTGCAAAGAATACAGATACAACTACCAGGGCTGCTAATGTGGACTTTGCTGGGATAACAGTTACATACCACAGTGTATATGATGAAACAGGATGTAGTATTACTGGCACAGGAACACTTGGTGAAACAGATGGAAGGCTGTTTACTGAGACTAGCAAAACATTTACACAGACAGGTTTAGTTTCTAATGTAACCATTGAGGTTTTCTCTGAGCAAGCTCTTGTTATTGCTGGCACAGGCACTATAACAGAAACAGATAATTTTATTCCTGTGTGGATACAAACACTTTTGGGCACTGGTAATTTTGTTTTGATAACACAGGGCAATGGTGCTTTTGCCCTTATACCTGTGGGAACAGGTGCATTCACACGGCGTGTATAAGCAAGTCCCCCACTGTAGTGGGGAATGGGGTAACACAATTGGCAAAGATTATACTAGTATTAGTATTACTCTGTTTGTTTTCATGTGGCTCAAACATTAGTCCTATAGATGTAGATATAGATACTATAGGGAATCTACCAGTAACTGATTACACTCCAGAGCACAACTTCCCTGTATCCTTTGTTTGGCATATTAGCACAAAAGATAAAACTAGACTTCTCTTTCAGTTGGATTCAGATTGGGATGCCTTCTTTCGTTGTCAGTCTAATGCAGATATAAACAAGATACAGGACTGTCATATAATCATTGTCCCAGATGTATTCCAATGCCCTGGGTTTCCCTATTGTTATGGTATCTTTGTTACATCAGGTGATGTATGTGATTACATTGTGTTAGACCAATCTCTTGTTGCAGATGCTGATGAGTGGTTTGATGTTATCTTCAATGACCCTGAAACACCAATGGACTTATCAGACAAGAGTCCATGCACAAAGGGAGTATAGATGAAGCTATTTCTTAGAGACCTTTCGGGAGGTTTAAACAAAGCTTATCCTCCTCATCTCATTGCAGACAATGAGTTGTCTGAGTGTAGTAATGTTGTATACAGAAATGGTATATGGAATAAGAGACCTGGATATACACTACCCTACTCTGCTACTGTAGACACAAAAGACATTGTGGAGATATGTGATTACATAAGAAATGATGGGTCTCAGTTTTTCTTGGCATTTACTACACAGAATATATATAAGCTAGTAGGGACAAGCTGGACTAGTGTAAAAGCATTAGCTGTAGCCAGGACTTTGGGAGACAAGTGGTTTACCGCTGAGATTGGTAATAGTATCTATGCTACAAATGGAGTAGATGCCCTGCAGGTTGCTGGAAACTTGGGCACTGGGGGTTTTAGTAACCAGACATGGGATACCACAACAGATGCCGCAGGCAATGTTGGTATAACACTAAACAAGTGTAAAATTGTCCTTGCTTTCAACTCAAGGCTGCTCTTTTTTAATACAGATACCAGCACAGATGGAGTGCAACCCACTCGGTTTAACTGGACAGAGGTAAACACATTTAACAGGATAAACTCACAGAATTTTATTAATCTTGATTATAGCCAGTCTCCAATCATATCAGCAAGAATCATTGGTAATAACCTGATTGCTGT